CATATTGAACCGTCGGATCGACAACTTGGAATACTTCTGAGCAATCCGCGCCGTCGATTTGCGTCGCTCCGACGCAAGTGGTGATTATGGTGACATCAGTCATGGTATGAACCTCGACGAAATAATAAATAGCATCGCCATTATCACCGTCAGCATAACCCCAATTAACCACGTTTTATTTGCGGATGCAAAGTCGGTGAATTGTTGAGAGAGCCCCGAAAGGTTTTTTTCAAACTTCTCACCAAGCAGAGCCATCTCCTTCGTGAGCGCCTCGTCAATGTGGTTTATCTTCTCATCAAGACTTTCGTCAATGCGGCTCATTCGGTCGTTGAGCACCCTAAGCATCCCTTCGCGGCTGTCAGTGATCTTTTCGACCTCTGTGTCGGTGCGTTTGTGTTGTTGCTTGAGTGTCTCAAGCTGCTCTTTGACGAGTGCGTTGATTCCGTCCTGAGCCACTTTGTCGAGCCGGAGGCCGTCGAGGAGCTTCTCGTTCTCTTGGAGCGCGTGTTCCGCCTGCGACATCCTAAACGCCATGCTATTTTCATATCTGTAAGAATTGTGTCCGTTCCTCGGCGTCATGTTTTTTCCTCGCTCGCTTTTTTCTAAGTCTTTTCCGCCCGTTGTTAATTTTGTAGCCACGTCTTATCGTGTAATATACTCCATACATTTGCTTGAGTAACGTCGAACCGCTTAGCGATTGCACGTTGAGACAATCCGGTATCAGATAATCGTCGTATCTCAGTTACTTGCACCCAAGTCAGCTTGCTAAATTGACATGCTTCCCCGTTTTCAATGCACCACCGCCCTTTATTTACCGAATCAAATGCATTATCGCTTTTAGTTCCTAAGAACAAATGCTCGGGATTCACACACGCCGGATTGTCGCACGTATGACAAACGAGCATATCATTAGGAATCTTACCAACCGTCAATTCATACGCCGTTCTGTGTGCGCTTTGTAACCGTCCACCACCCCAAATTCTGCCGTAACCTTTGCGAGTATTGCCAGTCCACAACCAACATGAACCCCTATGTCCTGTCACTTCGACCTTAGACCAAAATCGTTCTTCTAAAGACATTTCAATCTCCGTTAGGCAATTAGACTGAGCGTTGATTTACTTTTCTATTTCTACGTCGGCGTTTCTTCTTTCGACGTTCTGTCCCTCGGTGCTTCTTATCATTGCCTGCCATGGTATTATGCGTCGTAACTCGAGCCGTTCGGTGCGGAGCATTGGCTCCGGTTAAACCTGATCCAATTTGGATTTACGTTTGATCCGCCTGCAAATGTACATTTGATGTTTAACGCCGAGTTGCGTGCGGCATACCATGCCTCGTTGTTGGTGACTATATTGGCGTTGACAAGGTTGTCCATGTAGATCCCATAGTCCGGTTTTTGAGCCACGCCGTTCTCAGTCCAAAAGTTATTTCCGGTGATAAAATTGCCCTGTGTCAACTGACCAAACATAAGGATATGTGCATGAGTGTTGTCGGCATCGATACCGTTTGAATTAAAGTGGTTATTTTGGATATTATTACGATACACCGTGAGGCTTCCCGTTGTCGAGCTGCTCAGTTGCAGTCCATCCCACCAATTAAACCCGATCGTGTTATTGTTGATGACGTTTGCCGACGCCCCGATCGATCCCGTCGCTCCGACGAGTTGCATCCCGATCTTATTGTATTTGATCTGATTCTTGGTGATGATTCCCTGTGAGCCGGACGTGCAAACTCCGACCGTACAGTTCCCGATATAGCACCGATCGATTCGATGGCCGAATGAGGTGTCGCCGGAGCTTATACTATTGATAAAGATCCCTGTGTCCGAGCAGTCATTGATATAGAGGTCTTTGAACGTGTTTAAGATCCCATCATTGACGGTGATTGCATTTGAGCCCGCGACAACTGCCGGGAATGAGCCCCGACCGGGAGCTGTCCCGCCGCCATCGATAAACATCTCGGCCACTGAGCACCAATTAACATGATCAAGCAGGATCGCCGGGTTTGCGCCTCCGGCCGAATAGATGCGCGTCCCCCAACCGAGCCCTTTGAGATTGGTCGACCCGGGCATATTGATCGGGCCGCCTGTGTAAAAGTCGCCCTCAGATAACGTAACCGTACCGCCTCCACGACCAAGACCACCATAGCTACCGCCCGGTGAGACTTCGACAAGAGCCGCGTTTATGATGTCCTCAGCATGCTTATATCCTGCCGGTATGACTGCGTCAGCGTTCGCACGGACAAGCGGAGATGCGTTGTCGGCGGCGATGGTGTAGGTCGTTGACTTGGCTGTTCCGCCGTTGACGAAGTTCCGCATGTCACGTATGTTCGCTTGCGTGAGCGTGGCGGCGTTATACGGAACTGTAACGCACGCGAGCGGGATTTGCCATTCCGACTGATACACTTGGGTCGGAGTCGGCGGCATTGGCGTCCCGCTGAGTGACCCGTTGCCTGCGGGATAAACAGAGCCCGCAGTTCCGGGCATAATCTTCACTGTGATGGCTGCGCCAACCCCCCATTTTAGGTCAAGGACGATCAGGTCGGCTCGAGAGCCGTCCAAGCTAGTGTTCACTCCCGGATTGAGCGACAACTGTGGAATCCCATCGTTTGAATAAAAGAACCCCTGAACCCACGCCGAACCGCTATCGATCAATATCTGTCGGTTTGCGCCTCCGGTCGTCGTAACTGCGAGTTGATTGACTACATCCTGCGGGATCGCCATGACGCCGGTCGGCATCCAATAACGAGCCATTTGAGCCCACATATCCTCGTTCATTGCCGTTATATCGAATGGAAAAGAACTTTCTGTCATTTTTAAGTGCCTCCTGTCGGCGGTGCTTTTTTATGGTCGCGAAGTACGACGCTGATCCCGGCAGGCATCGCCGTCGGAACCGGAGTTATAGGAACGAGCGTTAGGTCTTGCGGTGACGGCGGAGTTGTTATCGGCCCCCCGGGTGCGCCGCCCGTCCCGGTTGGGATAATCCCACCTGATTGCGCTGCCGGTTCGCTCGCGTCGATCGAATCCTTGCCGCCGAGGTTCTCCCAAGCATACCACACTGAGCCGTTGCCGTATGTGTGATAGACCTGTGCGTCCGTTCCGGTGACAAAGACATGATAGTTTGTCCCGTCGGAACACGCGCCCGGACCGGTTCCTGTTGCGAGCTGTCCACCTAACTCGAGCCATGCTGCGTCCCAAGCGCCGTCATTCCACTCGAGCATGTAGAGATGGCCGTTTGATCCCTGTGCAAAGACGGCGAGTTGCGTGCTTGACTGTGCGGCAGCTGCCGCCGATGCCGTCGTTTGGAATCCTCCGGCCGTGAGATCCTCCCATGTCGATGTCCAAACGCCGCCCGAGTAGGACTTATGGTAGACGGCCCCGTTTGTCCCCGTGACAAATACGTCGAATAGATTGGCTCCGCGTGAACACGCTGCCGGGCCGGTATTTGCGAGCATCCCTCCACCGAGGCTTATCCAATCGCCCCAAACGCTGCCATTCCATAGCTTATACCAACACGCGCCATCGCTGCCGCGTGCAAGCACCATGACATGATTTAATTGATCCGATACGGCACATACTGACGACGTGCTGATTGCGCCGATGCTTGTCCATATCCACCCGCTCGCGTTGTTGGCATAATATACCGTGTTGTTGTAGCCAGTGACAAACGCATCCATCCGACCCGCGCCCCATGATGCAACGCCAACTCCGGCCCCGGAGTATGCCAAACCGCCGATGCCCCTCCAAACGCCCCAAACGCCCTTTTCTTGTTGTTTGAAATAGATCTTGCTATCGGTTCCGCGTATAAAGACGGCGAGTTCGTTGGCGTCAGGAACGCAGGCCGCCGGAGTTGAACCTTCCCATCCTGCCGAGGTGAGGCTCACAATACCGCCCCAAGTTATAACGATGTCGTGTCCCCAATTGCCCGAGGCTCCTTTTGCGTTATAGTGATACACGCCGGTCTTTTTGGGACTTGGAATTGTGGCGCTGAAATTGCCCTTAGCATTCGGCTTGACCGTCCCGATTGTTGTGAGGTTCCCCGCCGGATCTTTTTGCACAATCGATATTGTGGTTGCGTCCGGTTTGTTTGCGATCCATCCTCCGGCTTGTGTGACCCACCCTTGCGCTCCGCTGATACTGACGGAATCGTTGACGTTGACTGTTTTCGAGTAGAGCGACGTTGTTGGTGCGCCCGTTACTCCACACCATATATGTTTACATGGACACTTTACGACCGCTGCGACGGCTGCGTTTGGAGTCGCAGGCACGGCGCTCCCTGTCCAAAGTCCGACGTCATCCGCCCAGTTGCCGCCGCCTGCGAGATCGAGAACGGTGTTGTCCTCTCTCCACGAATAGATATACGCCCCGCACGGGAACCCGCCGCAATTTGATGCGTCGTTGCATCCCGGGCCTGTACAGTTCCCAATAACATAAGCGCCCGAAGTCGGCCCGTCGGAGGACACGGCGATCTGCATGTAGTAGTTAGTATTCAACTTTAAGCTCGCGTTGCTAAATCCCTGATACAATGCCCCCTCGTTGCCCGGAGAGTCGGGCTGTATCTTGACAGGTCGGTTCGCACCAACACCGAGGTAGAACTCAACATCCAAATAGCTCGCGCCTTGTATTTCAACGGTCAAAAAGTAGTAGCCAAGTTGAGTCAAGGTGCTTCCGTCCCAAGAACACCCCTCATGAATATAGCCATAAAATTGATCGTCAGCGGCCGACCAAAGCTTGCCATCGTTACCAACGAGCATACCGTCCACGACACCGTTGACCGGCCACCAACGGGCGATATTTAATCCAATTTGCCATGTGTGCTGATATGGATTGCTTATGCCGCTCGGAACGACTATCCCATCCTTTGCCCCGGTCATCGGCCCCCAAATAGGATGACCCTTTGAGTTCGTGCCGTATTGATTGCGAACGGCTTGTCCATCATACGAACCGGCAGCCGCCGCGCCATAGTTCTTTATCGTTGCCGAGTTTTGATTAAACAGGTAGTGAAGATACTGAGTCATGTGCCTCTCATCCCATATCTGACGCCGTAATGGTCAATAAGTCCCCGGAAGGTTATACCGAAATCGTTTTGCACAAGTGAGCAAATATCGTATCCAACTCCGCAGTAATAGAGGACGTTATCGCACGGAACGCCCTGCGATCTTGCCGTGTCGATTAGATTGATGTACCACGCGAGGCCGAGGTTCATGCACGACGTCATGTTAATAAGAATCCCGACTTCGTTCGCTCCCGCGTTATATGCATTTATCATTTGGTTAATCGTCGAGGCCGGTGTCGGATCACAGCCGTTGACACACGTTTGGATATAGTCAACGTGCTTCCCGTCTATCGGATGGCTCCAAGGTGCGGCGTACGCATTGATCTGACCGTTGCCAACGCCGTCGTAGTCGTCTCCGCCTATTCCGGCATAGTTACAAACCCACATATAGTTATTCAGCACGCGAGTTATGTCGCCGCTTAATCCTGCGCCTGCGATCAGATCCCATCCCAAGTTTTTAGCCGCAGCGATCACGCCGCCAAACTGATCGCCCGGTGTTAAGGCGCTGTTGCCTTCCGTGTTAAAAGGATTCCACGTTGCGGTCGTGATCCCTGCGTTGTGGATAAACGAGGGATCGGGGATTGTCGATGTGTCATACGTGACGACGCCCGCTTCATCAACTCCGTGGCTCGCAAGCCATCCTATGTCGCTGATCGTCCCGCCCATGCAGATTATACGAAGTTCTGACATTACTTTCACCTCGCGTTAAGCATAAGCTGTCGGATCAAATCGCCTTGCACTCCGATCTGTTGCATGACGCGGGTTTGTTGTCTCTTGCTAAATGCCAAGGCCGCCGATCCTGATGCGCTGCCGCTTCCGGCGGGAACTGAGTAATTGAGATTCGTGACGACCTGATTAATCGGTTCGTCTCCGATCATAACGCAAACAGTGTCGCCGACATAGAAGTCTCGCGGGAAGCGGATCTGATCGGTCTCTTGTATCGTGAGCGTGAGCTGTGCATTATACGCCTCTGATAAAAGAGCGATCTGATTCGTCGCTGCCATGTTCGTGTTGATCTCCGCCGGAGTGTCGCTTGCCTGTCCTGTGGTTGCGCTCTCCCATCCTTCAAACCGGCCGTATTGTTTAATTGAGATCGGGTCGGCCGAGGGGAGCATGATCTTATCGACCCCTGCATTCGGCCCGACGCCGATCACCATGTTCGCTGTCGGAAGCCCAATGGTGTATTCATATTCTGCGAGCGTGCCGGAGTCGGTCGAGAATATCACATCATTGGTAAGGTCGGCTCCGGTGTAAACTTCAAACTCGAGCTTCGTGCCGTTCTGTGTAACGTAGAAATAGACGCCGCCTGCGATCGCTGTGTCTTGTATCTGAGACAGTAAGTTCTCGCCCCGCGAGTTGACGACGACGTTGGCTCCCCGGCCGAAGTTCGTCTCGATGACAAGGTTTGGGATTGCCCGGGGGCCGAACTGATCCACGCATGCGCCCGCCGCGGCGTTGTAATTAACAAGCTCTTTCATGACGGTTTCGGCCGGGCCGCTCCGTGTATCGAATCCCAAGTATGCGGGATTGTCGACGATTGCGCCTTTCGTGTTGGTTTGCGTCACCAATGTTCCGGCGGGATGCGCCCTGCCGAAGTTTGTTGCCGCTATAAGTGTGTTGGTCGTGTAGTCAATCGCGGCGATCACGAATGACGTTCCGGCGATTGTGCCTGCGGTTGCGACCGTCGCCGTCGCCCCGGGCAAGAATCCGCTCGCATCGGTGACAATAAGGTTCGGTTGTGCGACGACTGCGGTCGTGTCGATCGTCGTCGTCAGTCCTTCGGCGACGACCTTGTCAGTGAACCGATAACAGCCGTCAGTGTCGAGGATCATTCCCGAAACTCGGGGATAGCACACTCTCGCGGCGAGATAGGCATTATCACAGCCTCCGAATATCGACGTCGTTCGCATCCCTGTGATATAGTGCGTCTTTGTGAGCATCACCGGCCCGGTCATTATCTGCACGTTGTCACGCAGGAACATAATGCCGTCGCCAAGGCTAAACGTGTGGCCGTTGGAGTTGAGCGCCATGTAGTCCTCAGTGTGCATATCAATTTGCCAGCTCGAGACGTCGTTGAGTGTGATTGTACAGGTGAAGTCGACAAGGTTACGGATCTCGCCGTTGTCCTCGAGGTTTATATCCCGCACGACTACTTGACAGTCAGCGTCGACGAGGTTGGAGATTCCCATTAGATGCCCTCAAACCGCTGCAAGAATGTAAATGTGACAAGTGCCTCGCCTGCGCCTCCATCCATCTCGAGGGAGATCTCGTTCGGCCCCGGAATGAGAGCCCACATATCGCGCTGATTTGCATCCATGAACTTGCGGAGGTTGGTCGTCGTGCCATCGGGCATAACTGACGTGACCGTGTGCGATGTCGCACCGTCCTCGCGCATATCGATCGTGACAACTTCGTCGACGGTGAGAGTGTAATTGAGTAGGAACGATTCGCCGGTCGTGACGTTCATAAGTGACGGGGCGACTCCCGGGCCTGCGATTGTCCAAACCGGGTATGCGTCGGCATCGCCATCATTAAAGACGACCCAATCCCGCGCAACCGCTGACGACGCGAGTCGCCACGGAGAACAGAACCACGGATTAGAATCAAAGAATAGATTGACCGGAGCCTCGTAAGCTGTCACATGCACGATTGCGTTCCCGGCGATGTCATAGAAGTAAGGATCGAACGCAACCATCTTTAACGGGATATTCATCGATTGGAAGCTGCGGTTCGCATCATCGGGAGAGAGCTCGAATCCACTCTCATACTTACAGAAGCAACTCCGCGTCTCACCGAGTTCATTGGTGATCTGTAACTCAATAACGCTCTGAGCATAGGAGAGTGACTTTCGGAGTAGTTGCTTGTTGAGTTCCCGCTCGGCTGCCGTGTATCCTTGAATCCGTATCGGCATGTAGAGCTCTCGCTTCCCGATAAGTTCCTCGCGGAGCTCCTCGCCTGCGATGTTTGGGATCACATCGGATGTATATGTCCGCGGCATCCCGTGGTGTCCGTATGCGCCTTTGAGTAGATGATAGCGGGAATCGTAAGACCAATCGCCCGGCGTGTTCTCAGTGTTGAACATATATTCCTGCGAGTCCCACGCCGTTTTAAGTATCCATTGCTCCATCAAATCGCCCCGATGTGATTATAGTCCTCGAGATCTTGTATCGACTTGAAGATCTTGCGCGTGATGTTCTCCGAGTCGACTGAGACATACCACTTATGGTTATGCACTGTTTGAGGCTGTGACGACGTTGCGGCCGAGGTGTTGACCGACCCAACCGGAAGGTTCACGCCTGTCGGTGTCGAAACCGGGCCGACTGAGCTGACTCCGAACGCAGCCAATACCGACGGGTCAACGCTGCCGAAGTATTTTCGCGGCAAGACCAGCTCATCGCCTTCCTCTCCAATGTTTGCATAATAACCGCCGGGCCTTCCCGGGAAGTATCCACCCTCCGCGAGATGAACGACACCTATACCGGGAATATGTGTGTCAAATGAGACTTGACCAAGTGCGGCCTCAAATGCGCCCGGAATCCCTCCAAAGAATCCCTGTGCGCCGGTCATTAACCACGCACCAAGGCCGCTCACTGCGCCTTGAATTGCGCCGGGCAAGCCGCCGATAAACCCTTGCGCCGCGGTCATAAGCCACGCACCAAAGCCGCTTATTCCTGATTGTATCCAACTCCCGATCTGTGTCCCGATCGTGCTCAATCCGTTTATGAATCGGGCCGGGAGTCCGCTGATCCATCCCCAAATTGAATTTCCGATGCCGCTCAGTCCTGATATGAATTGACCCGGAACTCCCTGCAACCACCCCCAAACCGAGGAACCAATGCCGCTCAGTCCGCTTATGAGTCGTCCCGGGATTCCTGACAACCACCCCCAAACCGAGGAACCAATGCCGCTCAGTCCGTTTATGAACTGTCCGGGAACACCTTGCAGCCAGCTCCACACTTTCGAGCCGATTGTCTCGAGTCCGTTTATAAACTGCATTGGCAACGGCGACAGCTTTGACCAAATGAAGTCTCCGATCGTGGTGAGGAGGTTAATCCACTTTTGCGGCAGGTCTTTTATAAGATTCCAAATGAAGTCGCCGATCGTGGTGAGGAGGTTAATCCACTTTTGCGGCAGGTCTTTTATAAGATTCCAAATGAAGTCGCCGATAGTTGCGAACCCTTGGATCTCTCTCAATGCCAGCCCCGAGATCCATCCCCAAATCTTGTCGCCGATCGTGCTCAATCCATCTATGAACTTGCCCGGGATCTGTGTGAGCCATCCCCAAACCTTCGTTCCGATGTCCTTCATCCCGTCGACGATATTGCCCCCGAGTGTTGTCAATGCCGTGCCTAACTTGGAGAATGCCGAGCCCCAATCAATCGCCTTAAACGCATTGATGATCGCTTGTCCAAAGAACTTCAAGGTGACGAATATCAGTGTGAAGATCTGCAACCAATTGACCGCCTTGAGTGCGTTGAGTAGCGCCGTGCCGAGTGCAACCGCTGACGCGGCGAGAGTCTTGAATACTCCTCCGAGCACACTTCCCCAATTAATGCCGCCGAATGCGCCCGCCAATGCGCCGCCTAACTTGCCGAATACCTGCCCCCAATCGACCTTTGATAATGCGGTGAATAATGCTATTGCGATCTTGGAGAATATCGTCGGGACAAGCTCGAGCAGTTTGATAAAGACGTCGCCGAGTTTGCCGAGGATGTCCGGGCCTGCCTTGGCAACCCCCGCCGATAATCCTTTGCTCATTCCGCCCGAGACTTTCGTCCCCGTCGGACTTGTAGCGGAACCGCCGCCGCCGCCGAACAGTGAATCGAATGCTGCGCCGATGCCGTTTATCAGGTTGTTAATCATTGAGGTCGGATCGAAGTTGAGCAAGCCGGTCAAGACGTTGTCGATCGCGGTGAGCAGTCCGTTCACCATTCCGCCCCAATCTATATTTTTAATTGAATTGAACGCATTTGACAGCATGCCGCCGACCTTGTCCGCGATGCCGCCTATCGTCGTGACTGACTCCCCGATGGCCGTGACCATCATCGCGGGGAATCCCATGATGTCTTGCTTTATAATATTAAAACCACTTGAGAACCCGCTTGTCAGGTCACTTCCAAGCTTGCCGAAGTTCATGCTCGTCAGGTCACCGACGAGTTCCTTGACCCATCCAACGAGGCCCATAAACTGACTCACAAGAGCGCCGACCGAAGTCCTAAACGTTTGCGACGTCGCATAAAGAACTCCAAAGAATGCCACGATCGGGGCGAGTATTGCCAAGACGGGAACCAACGCAGGCCCGATCAAACCCATCGCCGCCGCCATTAATCCGCCACTCTCCGCACCTCCGGCAACTCCGCCCGCGACGCCTTCCGCTGCGACACCTGCCTCGCCAAGTCCTGACCCGATCCCGGGGATCATCCCGGCGATTGATGACAGCGGCCCGGGCAAGTTGTCAAAGATTCCGCCCAATATCCCGGCGTGTGATCCTACATCCTCGACTGCGTCTCCGGTATCCTCAACGGCGGGAGTGATGTCACTCGCTGCGCCTTTAACATCGCCGAGTGCTGCCTTCTCGTCGTTCGTCTTTTGAAGCACCTTGTCGAAGCAAGCAGGATCGGGACATGCGGACGATGCGATCGACGGGAGACTTGACTTCGGTGCGGTTTGTCCGGGGAGTGTGATCCCGGTCAATTTCTGAACGAGGGGGCCGACCATGTTCGACAGATCGCCAAGCGTCTTTTTCATCGAGTCGAATGTGGTCAGGACTTTGCTTGTGAGCATTAACAGCGGCCCGATCCCTGCGACTATCAAACCAACTATTAAAAGGATGTCTTGCAGCGGTGCGGGTATGTCCCCGAACTTCGATGCGAGGTCGCCGATGACGTTTAAAAGAGGCATAAAGAGGTTCATCAGTTGCATTGCCATCGCGATAAGTGCCTCACCGATCGGGGCGAACGCGAGCGTCGCCTTCTGTTTCAATAGTTCAAACTTCTCGCTCAACGTTTGCGCCGCCTCCGCCGCTTTCGCGGTCGCGCCTGTGCTGTTCGCAATCGACGCCGTCAATTGATCGTTGCTTAGTTTGCCCGCCACGCCCGCGGCGGTGAACATCGTGGCGTTCTTGCCGAGTAGTGTCGACTCGGCTTCGGTGTATTTTCCGCCTTCCTTTGCGTCCGTGACCATGTGATTCCAAAAATCGCTTGAGCTTTCACCTGCCGCCTTCGCTGCCGGGCCTACTGCGGTCAATATCGGAACGATCTGTCTCGCCTTTAATCCTGACTGCGTCATTCCATCGAGGAGTGCGATCTGAGCCGGGACGGTCATACCCATGGCCGACATTGCCGCCGTGCCTTTGTCAAACGCCGGGGCGATGTCACTGATTGACACGCCGGTCTTTTGGAATCCAACGGTCATCATGTCGGTGAGTTGTGGAATAGTCATGAGCGGCGCGTGTATTGCCGTGAGGCCCATGTTCGCGCCTGACAACGCCTTCGTGAATGTGTCCGTGTCGGACGCGGCATCCGTCCCCGTCACCTTGGCATAGTTGACCATCGAGGTCGCGGCCTCAGTCATCGCCGGGCCTTGGAGGTGGAGAGAGTTGTTGAGTTTGTCAATGACACTCGTTAAAGTGTCAGCACTGACCGGGACGGACGCATAAACGGACTTCCAACTTCCTTCGAGACTTGTGAGTTGCGTCCCTTGCAGTCCTGTCGACTTCGCCATCGTGGAGAACGCGCTGTCGACGGTCATTGCACTTTTAACTGCGAATGCGCCAATAGCGACAAGTGGCACGGTAACAGCGGCAGTCATTCCGGTTCCGACGCTGCTTAGTGTCGCGGCGTGGCTTTTAAGATTGCTCTCAAAGCCGCCCGCGTCTGACTCTGCCTGCTTGAACCCACTGCTCAAACCTGACATATCAGCGCCGATCTTGACAATTATGTCCGATCCTACCGAGCCAAGTGTCATTATTCGCCTCTTGCCTTCGCTGCTTTCTCGTCCTCAACTTCCCATGGCGGTTTGCCAGCTTCGCCCCAAACCGATTTGTCCGCCTTGTATATCACGACACCTTGTCCGACGACCATGCCGCCTTCGCCTGTGAGGTCAGTGCCACAACATAGTCGAGCGACTCGATTCGCTTCCTCCCATTCGGGAGACTCCGGCGAAGTCGTGTCAGGATCATGGCCCCACTGCTCGAGGAGTGACCTTGTCGTTTGAAGTAACAACTCCTCGGGAACGATGTCAACGGCCAACGGTTGCGGGGTGAACTGCGGCTCTTCATAATAGTGTTGCCGACTGACTCCCTTGCCCTTGATATAATCGAGATACCACGGGAGTATATCCTCAATTCGCATCGGCTCTTGCTTCTCATCCCAACGATTGACGTTGTGAAGGGTCGCATAGAGTTCCGCCCGTTTTATAGCTTCATGTCGTTCTCTATCCTGCCATCCAAGGAACATTTGCCGAAATTGATATGGCGTCAGCGCAAAGATCTCGTCGTATGAGAGATTCAGAACGCCGAGGCCAACTGAGAGTATCTCGTCCCATTTAAAGGAGCTCAGTTTTTTTCGTCTGCTTCCTCACCTTCCTCAAGACCTTCGACTTCGTCGAGCGGGTGCTGAAACTCATCACCGTCCTCTTTGACGTTGCCCGCGATCGTGCCTTCAAATGCAAGACCGATTGCTTCGCCTACCTTTTCGATGATGTATCCAAAGTCCTCAACATTGAGGATCTTGCCCGCGAGGGTCGTTGTCATCCCGCCGAACTGCGGTCGGAGTGCGAACGCTAAGAGCACTCGCATATCATGGAAGCTGACGTTCTCGGGATGTTCACCGCCGCTCTTGTTTAGAACTGCAAGCAACGATTCGTTCCCGCGGAACTGCAACTCCGCATCGGCCATCGCGTTATAATCTAACTTGAGGTAGACAGTCCGATGATCTTTCGGTTTAATCAATTTCGCCGCGATTGACTTATGGAAATCGACCGCGACCTCGCCTTTATGAGGATTCGCCATAACGATTCTTTATTATACTCCTTTAATCCCCGATCAACGGGGTCGACAATACTGCGATCTGAACGTTTGCCGTGTCGCCTGCGAAGTTGACAAGGACGCTATTTGCCGCAGGCGCTATCGAACCTACTGTTTGGTTATACCGGGACTTCTGAAACGGCCCGAGACTCTTAAATGTTGGCGTCACGTTGCCCGCTGCGAGCGAACCGATGACGTCGTGCTGCGGGGACTTATATCCTTGGCTGCAAGCCGTCCCGCATTGCGCGGTCACGGTCACAACTGAGGACGAAGTGCTCCGAACAAGCAACGCCTCACGGCCCGTATTGGGGAACGAGATCCCGTTCGCAAAGTCCGCCGCAATCAGCGTGTACCACGTCAGGTTTAATCCCGTTGTGGGGGGCTGTGGCGGAACGTGTGCTCCGGTGTCGACAATCGTCGATACTTGCGGAGTTATAATATTTGGATCTACCATCTTATTTCACTCCTTACACCGTCGGAACCTGTATGACCAAGACCTTGATGTTCGTTATCGAGTCGAATGCGACCGGGATTGAAGTCCCAAAGGCAGCGGGATCGAACGGCCCGTATGCCTTGGCGTCATTTGCCACGGTCGTCTCGAGGTTGTCGTGCTCGACTCCATAAGAACACTGACCCTCCGAGAACGTGACCGTGTGCGGTGATGCCGTGCCGTTGATATGCACAAAGAACTCGCGGCCAGTGTTGACGAACGAGTCTCCGGTCAGTCCTCCGGGCGTTTGCCCTGCGGCAAGCAACGCGGTCAGATCGAGCCCGGTAAGGCTCATCACTTGAGGCGTATAAACTGTCGCTGCCATTTTTCAACGCCTCCGATTACGCATATTGCAGGATTCCGCAGCCTGTCACGGTGAGGCTCAGTTTGGTCACGGCTCGGTTCGTTGCGTCGCTGTCCCACCCGATCGTCGAGTATCCGTAATAACCGACGGACGATCCGTTAGGCTTCCAAGATACACGCCGCATCTCGAGAGCGAGAGGCATGTTCCGCACTAGCATTTGACCGGGGTCAGTAAGGTTCCATTGACAATCAAGGGTCACTGACCAATCGTAACCGACCGCTATTGCCAACCCTGCCGCGCTGTCTTTGTTCGTTGCGTCGGCGGTTGCAGGTTTAACGCTCATCTTGGAGGTCGTTTCGCCCCCAATCGATACCCAAGACGAAGCTCCGCTTAGATTGGCGTCGACGTAGAACCTCGTCACCATTCCGTTCTCGAAGCTTGCCGGATAGCATGTAGGTACTGCCATCTTTCTATCACTTCCTTTGTTTATGTTCGACCTTTATTGCGACCGTGAGTTCCGACTTCCGAACTCCGACCTCTCTTGTGTTGTGTTCGTTGACTACGACCGCCGAAACGGTGAAGTTCCGAATCGCAAGAGGTTCTTTCATCAATGCTGCTCTCACCGCGTTCTTTAAGATCTCGAGCCTTGTCTTTGTCTCATAGCCTTTTGCTACGACACAAGTCATCCGCACCGTGAAAGTCCACGGCGGGAAGTCAGGCGGCGAGAACACTGTTTGCGGGATCATCGCCATTCCGAAATTATCTATTTCGACTTTCGGGAGTGTGTCCACATTGACATTAATTCCCTCATCTACGAGCCGGTTGCCGACCTCATAGTAAAGCGTCTCCATATCGCTCTGTGGCTCGGCCCGTTTCGCGTTCTCAGTATCTTTCTTTTTTGCCATGCAACGCACCTCCCGGTTTATCGCACCTGTTCAATCCTAAACTGTAACTCGATTTTAGATTGCTCGAGCTCCTCTTTGACACGCTTTGCGAGTCCTTCCTCTGCAAGCAGCCGTGTCTCCTCGGCTCCGAACCAAAACATGCCGATGTTAAAATCACAAGGCGGCGTGAAATTCAATTCGCCCGTGTTGTAAGCTGTTGATAACACCTGATAGACCACATTGAGGATCGATAGGTTGTCCATCGTTCCGCCATAGTCGGTGAACACATAGATCTCGATGATATAGTCATCAATGAACGCCTGTTTGGTCTCCTCGTTCGTCGCTGTGCAATCGCCAAGGCATACATACGGGAGCGGCATCCCTTTCGGGATCGTCTCGAATACCGGGACAACTGACGAGGCTCCGTTCTTGGTGAACTGAATCGTGCCGTTTAAGAGCGTGGCGAGCATTACCCGCAGTTCCCATTGCGCCGTCTTTTTAGCGATCAGCGTCATAGTGTCACCTGTCCGAGCGACTTGTTGATAACCGATGCAACCTCGCGCTCTGCCGGGAGTAGTACCGGGTCAATAAAGTCCTGTGCTCTTGTTCCGCGCTTTGAGATTGCCCGTGCGATTAGGAATGCGCTCTGTTGTGGTGAGACTCCGGCCATTGGATGCCGTGTCGCCCATCCTACCAGCGCGGCCGACGGCGGGAAGTGTGGTGCGGTTCCTTTGTCGACTGCCATCGTGTATGATGCACTTCCGCGGATCGTGATGACTGCAAGGTCGCCCGCGGCGAGCATTGGGTCAGAGTGAATCCCGGCCCGCAAGTTGCCTTGATCCTTCGGTGCTTTTGCGCGGAGTGCCGAGGCAATAACGACGCCGTATTTGTTTAGATCCGCCATTATCTTGATTCGGATCTTTGCCGGGGCCGCTGCAAACTTCGCTTGTAGTTCCGGCACGCCGCTGACCGAATAGGTCATCTTGCCCATGCCGCCTTGTTGCGTTGCGACCACTATTGATACGCCTCCGCCTGTGTTGTTTGCTCGACGCAACTGAGCAGATACCAAATGTGGCGATATTCGACGTCGGTGATACTGTGAATACGAGCATAGTGCGTGACGCCCTTCCAAACCCATGATACCTGCATATCTTCTTTGATCCTCGAATCATAGCGCACCTTGATCGAGTGCGTTATCCTCACGTTCTGTTCAAATGCGAGAATCGCATCCTGCGGCGTTGGTTGTTGGATCTCTGCATAAAGACCGTTCCCGTTGCCAACAAGATAATCCTCGAAGTCGGGCGGCGTGGCTCTCGCGGCGTCGACCGTGCCTTTTGGTTGTCGGATTCGAACCTTGTTGCGCTGTGCGACATAGTTGTTCGCAAGGCCCGGGTTTTGTACAGTCCAATTCATTTTAGGAAAAGGCATATCACACTCCGGTCAAATCGCCGACGCTGATCGCATAGTCATCCACTAAGTCGACTGCCTGCGTTGGCAACGTATAATCTAAGTTCTCTCGAGAGGCATACCATTGAGCGACGGTTATGCGGATTGCGTTTCTGATCTGAGCCGGAACATCTTTCGCGTTGTCGCCATATCCCGCGATAAATGTGATCTGATACCAACCGTGCAAGTAATACGGCCACCATGCGCCGTAATTCAAACGAATAAGCGCCGGTTCTAAGCCCGTATTAATGTTGTAGGTGCTCGGGATAACTGAATGTAAGACGCCCTCTTGATCGACGACCGATATGTCGAGCACTTGTTGGCACGGCGGTCGCCATATTGGGATCACCGGCGGGAACCCCTCATACGCCCATGTCGTGAGTCCTGCTTGCATCAACGGTTTAATCGTCGGCGTCATAATCATCTTGAGTGTTTGTGTGATGAATGCCCGGCCCGTGTAGTCACCGATCGCCTCTGTCGCTGCATAGATAAGATCCTCAACGAACACGATGTCCTCGATCATATCGGGATTCGTGCCGTCGATGTGGAGGAAGTTGAGCATCTCCGCCCGGGCGACGGGGAACTTCTCGGGCGGCGTGATCGTTTGGATATTACATCTCATGCTGTCTCCTCGAGAATCCGGTTCGGCTCAACGGTGAGGTAGCCGGTCGCCTCGATGCTCGTCGTCGTGACGCCCGCGACGGTGATCGTCATCTCCAATATATACTCATAGATGAACGCCGGAATTGTCATCTCCGATGCAGAGAATAAGACCGCGATCTGCCCTTTTGATGGCGTCCCGAATGCGAGACCCGACCCGAGTGTTTTTTGCAGCACGTCACCTGTTACATTGTGGTACGCCGTAAAGTTGAACGTCGCGGTGCTTATGTCGCGGGCGACTCCGTTGTCATCAGTTATGACGAAAAGAAGCTGGTCATCCGCGTCCTGATAAACCGTCTTGTTCGGGGACAGTGTGCCGCCCCACGTTAAAGGGTTCGGCGTATATATGAAACTACTTAGCACTACTTCGACCTGCGATAGTCCCGGGGGAAAATCCCCGCCGTTGAGTGTATTGCTTAGCATCAGCCGCACGAACATGCCATCCGTGTCTTTTGGTGACGTGCATGTAGTATCATTATAGTATGTCTTCTCAACATGGCCGGAGAGTCCGCCGTCTGCCTCCCATTTGACATACGAAGAGTCCCATGTCAGCGTGTGCGTCACGTTCGGCCCGGCAACATAAGGTCTCATTATTCTCCCGACCAAAGATGCGGGGTCGGTCGGCGAATTCTCCAGCCATGACATAGGTTCGGACGTAGGATCGCCCCATTGACATGGTTCGATACCAATCTCGCCACGGAACGGTTTTACATTTTCATCACAAACGTACATAGCAAACGCTAGATTTGGCATCCCCGGGGCAAATCCGGCGGCCGTTCCGAGTATCATCGCCGATATGTCCGTGGTCATTGTGCATTGAAACGTGCCATAGTGAACGGGTGCGGCGGATATTAGATCGACCCATGGCCAATACGGGCCGCCGGTAGAACTTCCCGTCGGGTCAAGTAATATAAACAGGTGAAGGGAGTCCGTTGTTGTATCGATATATGCTCCGCTGATCTGCTCCGTGTGCATCACCCAATCCATGCCGTTCCACGTAAACGGCACACTATACTCTACATTCTCAATTGCCACGGTTAGAACACCTGCCCGAATCTCCACCTGTCTGCGAAGAAGTTAGTTAACAACGTCGCGGTGCTCAGTATTGCGTTGTAGATGCGTGCGAAGTAAACGGTTATACTTGGGCCACCACTACCCAGCCAGTCATTGTTTCCGATTATGAAATCATACGATGCGTCGGTGTGGTAGGTTGAGGCCGAGCCGGTGTTTGCCATTGTAGGTGTTTGTGGTACGCCGTTTATATGGACAACTGGTGCTGTTCCGAACACACCAAGCGCCTGCGTGAACTGTATGTCATAAAAGTTGCCTGCGGTAAAGCTGCCGTTCGGCATTATCCAGTTGATGTGTGATGTGCCGTTATTGTCAAAGCGTATAAGGCTGAGTGTATTTGTTGGGTATAGCGCGAGACACCAGCCTGCCGAACTTGCACCGCCTTTCGAGAGTAAGTACGTGTAGTCAGAGCGCGAGGTGAGGTATACTCCTATCTCGACCGTGATGTTTGCGATGTTCTCGACTGGAGCGGTCTGGCCTGGTATTCGTATGCCATCGGTGGCTCCGTCGTTGGTGAACGATGATGCGCCGGTCGATTGGAGCACGTAACGGTTCGCGTGGGGTATGGCGTCGTATGTAGGATAGTTCGGCGTTTCGTTCGGAATTACTGTTCCTGCCGACGGCCAATCCTGCAAATTGACTAAGCAGTTTGCGAGGTTAACGTGCGCGTTTTGAAACGGGTAGGCTGTCTGGCCAAAACTGTGAGCGCGCATCGTTTATGCCCTCGCAATCCAATTCACCATTGGAGTCGTGTCTGAAGTTGAACTCTTAATGAAAATCTTGTTAACGTTTGAAACGGCAATCGTATAATCGCGTCCCGCCGCTAATTCCATATAGCATGTTGAGGCCGACGAACCGAACAACACTATAACGGTGTTTGTGGTGGGCGCTTGTATCGTGACTTCTGCACAAGCTTGAGTTGACGTCAACGCCACGCCTGCGCTTGCGCCGATGCTATAGGTGTGTTGTGTTGTTGGAGCCGTCGCGCCACTTGCTAACCCTGACGTCGTTGTGCCGTCGCCCCACGTAATCGACCACGTTCCTGAGTTCGTCGTAGCGCTAAATGCATACGTGGCTTCCCCTAAGTCGCTTACTACCAGCTCAATATTACCTGCCGCACAATCCGTAATAGTCGGCCAACACGTCGGCCATGTCCAGCCCCCACCTGCCGGAGCAACGGTAGGACATATACGCGCCCCAAATCCCTGTGTTTTCATTTATGCCCTCGCAATCCAATTCACCATTGGAGTCGTGTCTGAAGTTGAACTCTTAATGAAAATCTTGTTAACGTTTGAAACGGCAATCGTATAATCGCGTCCCGCCGCTAATTCCATATAGCATGTTGATGGCGAGGTGCCAAAAAGAACCGTGACTGTGTTTACCACCGGTGCTTGGATTGTTACCTCTGAACATGTTTGTGTCGTCATCGCCGCACCGTTTGTTGTAGCTGACCCGTATGCGGCTACGGAACCAATTTGACCACTGTAAACCGTTGTTGACCCTACTTGAGCAACCGCTATGAAATGAGCAAGCTGGTCTACCGTGGCTTCAAGTACTGCGTCCGTTACGCTACCGTTAAAGCCCGGAATTGCGACTACTGCGGCTGTGATTGTATTTGCAAGAGCGACGAGGCCCGGATCAGTTGACAAGAGTGACACCGCGCCGCCGCTGCCGCCGCCGCTGCCGCCCGCTACGATATTAACTGGCACTCCTTGAGTGTTTGGATCATACCCTGCGTCTCCCGGATTCCCTGTCATCTTTTTATTCCTCCTATGTTTGTGACGGCATGATAAACAACCGCCCTCGTATCCCAATCCATGACTGACTTGTATACGTCAGTCGTCCTTCGTGGTCATAGATGATCGGCACGCCGATCGTCTTAGTGTCCGGCAACGGCGTGTCAGTCGGTAAGAATGATATGCTGAACGTGTTGATTATCCCGTTGACCGGGTCGGCGAGAGTGATGTTCCCGGCATCGGTGCTTTTAGGTATCAGTATGTCCCCGTTGAACGTGGCATTCCACGTAATATCATAATCAGTGATGTCTCGGGGATCTCCGGCAGGTGTGAACAAATGGATGTTCACCGTCAGCGATGCCCGCTCATCGATGTTAATATCCACGCCGGTCGGCGTTGCGGCCATCGGCGTTGTAATTGGTAAGCCGCCGCTGTCCACTTCCGTCACTTTATAGCCTATGCTCATTCGGTTGCTACCTCCCCAACAATATCAATTGAATCGGTCACGATACCCGTGAGATCCTCACTGTCGATCACATACGTTGCGACATCGGCCTCATCTATGACCACGACGTCAAAGTCGAGGACTTTATTATAGGCAATCACGCCGTAAGCGTCGCAAACTTCCGCCTCCATCGCCGGGACAACAGTTGTCGTCGCCGTCTCCGATTGTTGCACGCTTGTGTAGTTCTCTGTCTCGACGACGCAATCGCCGACGACCTCAGTGTTGACGTGCGTGCTAAGTTGACTGACGATCAGCGGTCTCGCTGTGAACTCGTTGCCTGTCGCAACTGCCGGGAATACAAACTCATAGAGGTGCATGACATCGCAATATACGATGACAGTATCGATCTCCATTCCCACGACGGTCGTCGTGACGGTAAAACCGATCGTTATTGTCGGGTTTGCCCCCGCCGTTGCTTCCATTGCAGGCACGACCGCTGGCAATGCTATCCACGCGCCCGCAGTCCCGAGTGGCAAAGTTGCTATCGCCATATCGGGAGGAGAGATCGCATTCACTGTTTGACTAACACTCGCGCCTGTGATCGCAATTGCAGTCGGTGAACATGAGCATGTAAGGTGTGTCGCATCGCCGTCATAACTGACCCCGTACCACGTCACGCCCGCGACCGCAGTGACATCAATCGTATATTCACCGCTCGGGTCAGTCGTTGCGGCGATCGCCCCACCTGACGGAGTCCACGGCCCGGACTGAGACGTTCCTGTCCATAATCTGATGCTTGCCGAGTCGAGGCCGACACCCATTCCGCTTAACACGCCGGAGAGTCCAAACAGTGAGCCGACCGCCGGAGTCGTGGTGCTCGCGGACATCGTGATACTCATCGGCATCTTCTGTCCACGACTCTTAAAGATCGTACTCGTTGAACTTCCGTGGCCGGTGTCACCGGGAAAGACAACATACTCGTCCTCGAGTGCGATGGCCGTTTGTTCGTACGAATAATTGCCGTTTGCGTCGGTCGTGCAATACCCAACCTCCGCATGCCATGTCTCCTCGTCGGTCGTGTACCAAACGTTGAGTGCTTTGCCTGCGAGTTTAACGCCTGCCGTTGTTTGGAGTGTGCCGGTGACTTCGTAGATCTGACCGAGGATTGGTGTCAGTGTGTTTGGAGTGGCCGAGATCGTTGTTGCGACCGAAGGATTCCATCGAACGGAATCCGCTGCGAAGTCCGAGAACGACGCCCAATTCTTAGCCTCGGCGCTGTACTCGCGGTACACAATCAAATCAAAGTTTATGTTGTAATTCGTGCATCCTGCGGAACAGTTGCCAATCGCTGCCTGATACCCGGAGTCGGTGTTATGCCACGATGAATCGGAGCAGTTCTTTGTCATTGCGACCGACGTGGCCGTTGGTGCGACAGGCGTGCCGCCCGATGGAGTCGCCCCAACCCAAATGCTCACGTTACTAGCGGCGCACGACTGCGGATTCGCGGGGATGTTTACCGAAACTTGGATGTAGTAGGTCTTGCCCGCGGTGAGCGCCCGGTTCGATGACCAATAGACCGATGACCCGGCGGACGCGCCAGCACGGAGGAATAGGATATACCCGTTTTGGATATAGATCGAGTATGCGCCCCATGCCTTGTCGTAGATCTTGGAGATTGTTCCGTTGACACCTGCGCCATTATAGTAGAAGCCGATCTCCCAAGAGTGAACGAATGCGCCCGTGCCTGCGGTGTTGTAGTCGGTGCTCGCAACTACAATCGCGTCGCCGCCCGCTGAGAACGGCCCGTAATAAGGATAAGGCGCACCGTTGGCGTTGGTCGCGTGCCAACCGGAGAAATTTGCTCCACCGTTGCCACTCGGGCCGCCGCTGCCATAGTTTGTTATGGTCTCCGAGTCCGCTGCGAACGTGTAGTAAATAGCAAGAGCCACGATTCGTATCTCCGATTAAACTACTTTCAGTCGACAGATTCCATTCGCATCGAATACAACCGTCAGAGTTCCGGCAGTGACGTCTTTCTCAACTCCGAAGTCAAGATAACATATCAGCGGCTTGTTTGTCGCCGTGAAGTCGTAGACCACGCCGCCCTCAGTCACAAACGTCGATGATGTCCACGGGGCCGGTGCTGTCCCGTTGTATTTGAGATAGCGTAACCCGTCATCAGAATCCGTTATCATCCCGAGTGTTGGCGTTGCGACCGCTTGTCCGCCTGCCGTGTAACCTGCGCCCGCGCCGTTGGTCGTCTCCATTGCCGCCGCGATCGTGGTATAACTGGTCTCAGTCTCGTTACTCGGGACATACGTCGGCGAGTTCGTTGATGATTTAGCGAGTGCGAGTTTGATCGTGTCCGTGAGCCAATTGATTCGCTCCGTCGGATGTCCGACCATTCTCAGCGGCCCGCCTTCATACATAGTTCCAACCATGTTAATTTCTCCTTTTAGATGTCCGCCCTTGGGATCTTGCGAAGGTGTGCCGGACAACCGTTGTCAAATAGATCCTTGCGCTCCATTTGCCACTTCATCTTAAACCCGCACCACGATTGTACTCCTCGCGGCTGCGTTGTTTGACAACTTGAACGCTTGCACGTTGAGCAATTGTGGTACTCATGCGGGAATGGGTGAGTATTGTTTTTAATGATGACCTTTGGGTCAAATACCTCATACTCATATCCAATGCCGCCGCGTTCTTGCGGTTTGATATACTGAGTCTCGGGCATTATCCCCCGACGAGTGGCGTTCCGGTTGCGTCAGTCCATGCCGTGCCGTTATACCAAACTGGCTGATTACGCGTCGTGTCGTAGACCTGTTGCCCTGTCGTCGGTGTGAGCGCCTTTCGCTGTGCCGTTGTTACTATCAACGGGAGAACGCCGACTATACTTGGATCTAACTTCGGGGCAGTTACCGCGCCGTCAAAGATCTGTTCCGTGTCGACGCAATTCGGCCCGAGTGTTGTTCGTGATGAAGTTCCGGGCATGACGCATCACTTCTTTTTAACAGGTGAACGAACCATTTTGTTTTTCTTTGGTGCGTCAACTGCCTTCATTGCCTTTACTTCCTCGACTTCCTCTTCTTTCATTGGATTAACTGCCTTGAGGTATTCTTTGGTTGCGTCGACCGCTGTGCCGCCTTTAATCAAGTTGCCCGCCATAACTTCGTCGTACCATTGATACGAGCCGCTTGTGTGACCGTTATATTCCTTTAGAAATCTGACTAATTGCATTTTGACCTCCTTTTAAAAAAGGAGCGGGGACTATTGTCCCCTTATGCTGACGTTGCCTCGGTTGTCGACGTAGGCGGTTCCTCTCGAGCGTTGAAGAACTCGAGCAAAGGTGTTCCGACCACTGCATCAACTGACGCGGCGACGAACGTTGCCGAGATCTTTATCTTGAGGTTCGCGTTGACCTTGACATTGTCAAGATCCCACATTGCTTCAACAACACCCGGCCCTGTCGTGGCGACGTATCCATGTGCCGCATCCGTGCCGACAGGCGTGATCGTTGGAGCGTTCGCCGTGCCTGCAACATACGAAGGCAACGAGACACTCTGATATGCGTTCGATGTCCCGCTGTCGGACTGCAACTCGAGTTGAACTGCAACCGCGCCGCCGCCTCCCGTTTTAATGAACGGGAATATCGCCCTGACTGCGTTAAACGCCTTGTTGGTTCCGATTGCGTATGCCGTCGGTGTTGAGGTGATCGTTGAACCGGCGCCGGACGCGGTGAGTGTCACCGGGCCGCTCTCGGGCTGCTTGATCCTCGCCTGTCCAATCATTCCACTTTTCCATGCCATGTTACTTCCTCCGTTTGATAACGCCATTCGATTAGACGTTGCCCCATGTCACGCCGGTTAATGCAGCGGCGGATGCGGGATGTCGCATTCCGAAGTCGTGCATTTGAATCGCACGAATAACTGCCTCGTCTCTGCTGAATGGCGAGAGTAAGGTTCCGCTCATATCGTAAGCGGCCTCGGTCGAAGCGTCGATTCTCATCGTCATGGCATCGCCGATAATCATCTCGGGGAACTCGGCAAGATAGATGTAGTTCGTTGTCGGTGCGTCCATGCTCAGTTGAGTCGTGGTTGCGATTGGGTGTCCCCAAAATGTGTTGTTCGCCTGTACTGTTGGGAACGCGAGCATGCCTGTTGCTTCCCTCACTTGTGCGAGCCAGTTCTTGTTTGACGGCCGCATTATCCAACCTCGCTTTGTGTTGGGTACGTTGGCGTTGTCGAGAACTGTCTCCATTCTCGCGGCGTCGGTTGTTGCCGTTACTGCCGATGGAGTTGCGGTCATTGCGATTGCATTTGCCGCAGTCATCTGATTCCGCATTCCGACAGGTGTGGCGAGTGCGCCGTTACCTTCGATGAATGCAAGATCTTCTCTCAATGCCATTTGTTTTACGATGTCGTTGCGAACCATTTGGTCAACGTTCGGTTGTGAGAAGTCAAGGAGATCAGTTGAGATCGCCGTGATTGCTCCGAGTTTGTGACCTTGTAGGTTAATCTGTCCGACTTGTAGCTGCGAGTAGGTGATGTTCCCGCCTTCGCTGAGATACGCTGCCGTTGCGCCGCCGGTTTGCCGTGTGATGCTCAGTTGTCCGTTGACAAGAGGCATGATCGTGCATCCCATTGATCGCATGACCGTCGCGGCAAGCAAGAGTTCAATGACTTCGTCCGAGAGTATCTCGGGAACCATCATGCCGCCTGCGGTTGGAATAGCAACCTCGAGCGCCTTGGTGATCTTGGATTTGTCACCAAACTTCCGCTGCGCCCAAAAGTGAGCATCCCTGACGTTACCCTTGGCGTTCGCGTATGCGATTATAAGTCCGCCAAGTGGATCGACCTTTTCAAACTTGTTTGCTTCCGCATACTGTTCCTCGCCTGCGAGTGCCGTGCGGATCGCAAGGTTCTGTCGGTCAATTGCCTCATGGGTTTGACCCTTGAGTTCGTCTTTTGTTTGTCCAGTTCGCTTCAAGAACATATCTTGAAGCTGTTGCCGTGTGTACTTCGTCTCTCGTTTGATCCCATCTTTGCCCATGAGATCGTTCAACTGAGAACGAGTCATTCGTATTTCGCCCATGTTATGCCTCCGCGCCGTTGCCTTCAAGGACTGCTCGTAGTTCGTCCTCGTCAACAACAACAATCTCGTCGTCAGATTCGTCTTTTACTTCGCCGCCCTCGCCTTGTAGAACGGCCCGCAACTCATCCTCATCGACGACTATAATGTCATCATCAGATTCCCCTTTATCAGTCTCGACGACAATCGGTTCCGTGTTCTCTGTCACTACTGCGGGGACAGTAGCAATCTCGCCCTTTGTTTCATCGGGCGACGCCGCGTTCGTGCCTGATGCCGGTGTCGCATCTCCCGCGTCGGGATTCGGCGCAGGATTGTCGCCTTGATTTGGTTTCGATCCCGGCCCGCCCGGTCCGGGTGTACCTGTCACTTGGTTCAATACCCCGTTCGTCAATTTGACGCCGGAGTTGTGTGCCGCTACTGCGTCCCTAAGATCGCCTTCGTTCGCCGCACTCAGAACGCGCCCCGCTTTCAGTTCGGCAATCGTCGCCTCGAGTCCGGCGATCTTATCCTCATATACTTTCGTTTCTTGTTCGCTCATACTTGCCTCCGTTCCGCCGAATCCTTTTTTCCATTCTAGAGGAGAAGGATCGGCGCATTTAGTCGGCGGGTCGTCCTTCTTGTGCCACGCACACATCGCCGTTTCAACTCGAGAGTGAAGCCAATTCATATCGGCCTGTGTAAAACCTGTCATCAAATTGCCTTGCGCTGCAAATTGATGCAAGCGCCGGTGATATGCTGACAGATCCGACAAACTCTCCTTGTTGATTGCGGTTTGTAAATCACTCTTGTCAGTGTCCGTGATTGTCATGTCTTTGCCTCCTCACGTTCCCGAATCCGCTCCGTGATCTCGGTGATGTGAGCGCACTTCGATTCCTTGAGGGGGCAATCATCGCCCGTACAGAACTTGATTGCTTCCGGTGTCCACGCCTTGAGCATAGACTTGGCTTCGTCATAACCGAACGACTTTGACCTGTCAATCAATGCTTGCGGGTTCGCAGGTACCGGAACTGCGGAGAACTCTAATAGATCCCACTTTGTAAACCTTGTTCCGTCGTTAAATGCGATAATGGCGCTCTTGCCTTCGTCCTTTTCCTCGATGTCCTCCCATTCCATAGGATCAAAGCCTATTGAGACGGCATTGAGGAATCCTGTCAGATACATTCGACGAATCATTGACCCGCGAATGCCTGCATAAGATTCGTGGTAATTGGTATCAGGTTGGAATACGACCTTTGCCTGTATCGCGTTCTGTTCAACTGTTGCGCCGTCCTTGATTGCCTTGATCTTGGTCGCTACCAGCGATACAGATTTGCCGACAGGCATCTCGTCGTAGTTGTGCGCCCATTGCATCACCGGGTTTGTGGTGAAGTTCTCGACCATAACTCCGGCAGGATCAACGATGTCACGATCCCTGTCGCGGACGTCCGTTGTTATAGTGAACGTGATCGGCCCGTTCTCGTCGTTAATATCGCCGAGTGGTTTAACGTCGTCGATCTTGTAGATCTTGTAGATCTTTTTGCCGTGTTTAACATCCTTTGCGAGTGTCATTCAATCACCTACTCAACACAACTCGATCGTGCCGCAAGCATCAGTGCGGCGAGTTGCCGTATGTTCGGGTTATAATGCCAGCACTCGGGATCGCAACCATGAGCAAACCTGTGGTGTTCAAAATGATGCAGCATTATGAAGTTCGCCAAGATGAAGTCATAGTCGTTCTGTTGTGCCGTTGTGAGTTTGTGGTACGGTAGAACATCGTGTGCCTCGAGTTGACACTGATCTCCGGTTGCGCCGTCCAACTTGGCATCAGGAACATTAAGCGAACCTTCCTTTGACCCGCACATCTCGCAAGTATCGTGTGCATTATGGAAGTCGGCTGCCGCCTGTGTCCACGCCACGGTTCTCGGTTGGCTACCTATCCCTTTGAACTGCTTGCGACGTGATAAGAAACTCATCCCGGGAACCTCGCATAAAGAACAGCGGCGATATACACGCCGATTATGATTGCTACTATCTCGGTCAAGAATATAGTTGCCCAATCGCGGATCATGTGTGAATCCTCCTTTAGATAATCCCGGTCTTTTTCCGCTTCTCTAAGTCCGCATCCTCGGTCGACTTTGCCATTTCCTTGGCTTTCTTTTGATCGAGTCGGATCTTTAAGAACTCGTCAGAGTTGAGAAGTAGATGCTCCGCCTCCGTGATACACGTAGGACAGAGCCATTCTCGTTTCTTTGCGCCGCCAATGAGCCGCAGTTTGCGACTATGTTCACCACAGATGTCGCAGTGTTGCGGGACGCGAATCTCGATCCACTCTGTTAGAATATCTTTGTTCATTACCTATCGCCTCCTCGCATCGTCATTTGTAAATCATCAAGAAGTTGACGTTTCTCTGCCGGTGTTAGGTCTTTGATTAGATCTTTGAGTGTGACGGTTGTGACGGTTCCAGTGTTGTATATACATTCAAACTCGCCATTGCCATTATAACCACAATCATGCAACTTTCGCCCGTTGATCTCGCTGTTCATCATCTTTACATCGTCATCGGAGACCGCAACTTTGTGATGTTTTGTTTGCAGGATCTATCGCCACCGTTTAGTTATATCGTCGTCTTTGTTTTTGCAATACTTCAGCACATCTTCAACTTCGATCTTTGCCATTCGCTCACCTTCATACCGTGCCGAATGCTCCGCCGTGGTTCTTGATCTTGACCCCAATTGCGAGCAATTCCATCACCGCTTGATCTAAGGTCACGGTGACGTTGTCTTGTGCCAATCGTTCGGCTATGTATGCCGTCATTGCGGTATCTGTCGTCCCTGCAACTGTCCATGAAACCATCTTATAAACCTCCTAATTGTAGCGCCGTCTTTGTCGCAACGTCACGACGTAACCCCGGCCCGTACGAACCTTTCGTCCGCCTTTTCTGCGTTTGTTTTGTTGTGAGGACATTGAAGCAGCTTCGGGCATGAGAACGTTGGGTTCATTCGAGCCGGGTACATCGGTGACTGCGGGATTCTCGGACGTATCTTGTCCGGTCGGATCAGGCAACGGTTCTGTCGTTGGTTGTGTTGGTTCCGTCGCCTCGGGTGTAAGTGGATTAAGATCGATGTTCATCGCCAACGGGAACCGTTGACCCATCTCGTCAGGTAAAGGTTCCTCATCTGCCGCCGCTCGAACTTCATCGATCAGGAATGCGTACGGTGCGGCGGTCATCACGGCGAGTTTGTAGTCTTTATCCTCTTGAATCGGCGAGACGAAGTCGATCTCAATAAGTCCGGTATCATCGAACTTAGGAACGAGTTGCTTTTGGAATGCCTCGCGCATTTGGTTTAAGATTGGTGTTAATGTGTATCGTGAGAAGAACAGATCAGCGGCCACGATCGTCGCCCGGTTACTGTTACTCAATATGCCGATGATCTCAGGCGGTATACCGAACACTTGGATGATCGTGTCACGTTCATATTGCCGCAACGGGATGAACTGCATCGCTTGGAAGTCCTGTTGAAACGTGGTGACTTCGACCGCTTCACTCATGAAGTGCGGTTTAAATGCGTTCCAAAAACCTGATTGTTTCTCGATCCAATCCTCCTCGATCTTCTTTGTCTTTTCCGGGTTCAATCCTTTGCCGGTGATTAAGATGTCAGGTCGTGCTTGCTTCTCAAAGAATGCGCGGACAGTCTTTGCCGCTTCATCATCCGTTGATAGTTCATCGTCGAGAGATTGAGCAACGCCTGATCCGCGAGAATAAGGAACGACAGGATCAGGATCGATCATCCAAAAGACTTCCTCCATTGGGATCGGGAACTGACCTGTTGGGAGTGAGATCATAAAGGCAGGTTCGGCAGGTGTTGGCAATTTGGTGATCGCATTCGGAGTGATCGGCCATATCTGCATTCCTTCGGGAGTTGAATCCCAAACGCCGAATGCTTCGCCAGTTGTCCGCAAGTGAACCGACCACAGGAACATAACCGTTTGCCAACTGAAAAACGGATTCGGTTTCGATAAGAAGATCTCGATCGGATGTTTATCGCCTTCGAGTATGTCCTCGAGAGGAACCATTTGCTCCGTCTCAGGATCTTCGGTCAATCCCAACCATTCGACGCCGCTGATTGAGTGTGAGATCTTGCCGACTGCGGCACGATACCACGGTAAGGTGTTATAAGCATTGAGAAATTGAGGAATGCCGCGCTTGACGCCGGTCGATTGTCGTGCGGCCCCAAGATACTGTGTGATAAAAGAGTTTGCCGTTGATCCACCTGTCACACTTGCGCCAACAGGTGTCGGTTGTCTTGTGACTGCCTTGCGAACTCGGGTTAATAATCCTTCGCTTGTCGTAGGCACGGTTCAAATAAGGATCGCATCGCAAATAAAGGATATTAAATCTATTACAAAGGACTTTATCAAAAAGTATAGAGATTCAAGATTAGGGAGGAGAACGAAAGCATGTGCCGTATCCGGGGCCATACGTCCCGGACAAGCAACTCGCAGATTTAAGGAGGTGAAAAAAGGACTTAACTCTTTTATATGCTTCCGTTCTACGAGTCGAGTAATGCCACTAAACCGACTCGCGTTATATAGTTGACTTCACTCTTTATCTTTGTTTGCTTCTGATTCGATAATGCACTTACATCGTTTGCATATCGCATCTTGTGTCGTCATCTTCACGCCGCATCTTGCACAACGTGGCAAGTCAATCGAGTTCATCTTCTCATTCATCTAATCCTCTGATCTGAATCATACCAACTTTACAATTCGCACAGTTGTTCTCACAACTGCAAAGACGTTCGCCTTTGACAACCGTTAAGAACTGGCAACCTTTGACGAGTTCATAAACATACGGAGAGTTGCATCTTCTGTTCGTCATGTTAATGGTGAATCCAATGTCCGCGAGTTGCGGTTCGTGTCTTTCGTTCTGTCGCACAGTCAGGACAATAGATCGGCGGTCGTCCGTTGGTCTTGATGATCTTGCCGTTCTTGTTTCTGACTCGGAACTCATGTTCGAACTGTTTGCCACACGGACACTCGATCGTCGCGGTCATTGGTTTGTATGTCATCTCAATTGATTCAACGAAACTATACATCGTCGGCCCTAAGACCGCGAACAGTGTGTCTTTATCCTGTTCGGTTAATGTCACGATCTTAACCTGCGTTCGATTCGCAAGAACGTCATGATAAAGATCGCAACCTCCATAAAGATCACGACCTTCGTATCAAATACAATCTGTTTAAGTCTCATTCGCCGATCACCTTTTGCCCTTTGAATGTGGCGTATGTCATCGTTCACCATATCAATGAATCATCCCTTGTGTCCACCTTATGCGGAACGATCTGATCCACAGTTGAGTCAACGTCGATCTCGTTCTCCAATACACAATAATCGAAGTTGTCAAGCAACAAACAAAGCAACTCGTCTCCCGACATATACTTGCCACGTTTGACGGCCATTTTGTGACGGAGATAATTGAACTGTGCATGTGTTTGCCTCTTGCAAGCGATACATGTTGTGTTCTTCATTCACCAATCACCGTTTGCCCTTTGAATGTGGCGTATGTCATCGTGATTCTCTCGAGCATCTCGACTCGAGTAATGCCACGTTCATCGGCCCACTTCATTATCAGATCACCATACGGATCTTTCTTAATCGTGAGATGCACATAGTTGAGTCTACTCGGTGAGTTCGCGCCCATCGTTTGCCTCTTGATCTAAATGTATTGACTCATCGAGCAAAATGCCGTGCTTGACTAAGAACGCATACGGATAGACTGCCGATGCTCCGATTGTGTTTTGCATCGTGACAGGATTCGGGATAGATGCCGCGAGACTGTATCGCCACATTCCTTTAGGATCCTCCTTGTTGATCGGTTCTGATTCGATCGGACTTAACTTCAATGTGTTGAAGTCAATGTCTTTCTGTTTACAGAACAACCAAAGTTGTCGTCGTAGATCTTTCTCGATGAAGTTCAACTCTTTATCCTTGACCTCGCTGTCGTAGGTGACAACGGATCTCGGATCGATCTCAACGTCTTTCTCCATCGCTTGTCGTTTAGATAATAGATTCATTTAGTCCTCCTTTGAATAATCCCTTGCCTTGATCTTGATCGCTCCGGGTCGATCTTTGCTCACCTCTGTATCTCGTCCATCAGATAGATATTCAATATCACCTCGATCAATCGCTTTCTTAAACTCGGATGATACGATATTCCCGAACGCTTTATTGAGCCACTCGATCGCATCATCGTACTTTAAGTATCTCATGGTTGCCTCTTGTCAACTAAAGTATAATTGCTCATAATCACCTTTGCTTTAAATCATCTCATTATTCGTTGTTAACATGTCGGGGGTTTTATTATTCCTAGGTTCTTAGAGTTCTACAAATTGTCGTCCGTCCCATCGGTATATGTTGTTCTCAAACATATCGGGGCCGAGATCGTAGATCCTGCGAACCCATTTAATCAAGATCCTGCGATAATCATAGTCAGTATCGCGGTTGTCTACGGGGAACGCATTAAGGAATGATCCATGCGGCAAGTGACAACGATCGGTGACTTCAGTAACCGTAATATTATTGTTGATAAAATAGGCGAGACATCTCGATATAAGGATGCTCTCACCGAGTTTAACTCCCTGCAATCTGTGTATCCGATGCAGCATTTTAGGAATTCTATATAATGGTTTTAGAGTGTTGAGTGGGTACATCTCTTCGTTGATTGGTTTTATCATCGTAATACCTCCTTTCTTGGTGCGGGATTATCCCAACCTTCGTCGTGCGTGAGTCGATCGCCGAGCATCTCCTCAAGGTTTGACATCGTTATGTCAATATCATTTGAATTCGCGGGACTTGCTCTGTGTGCGTGAAACTGTGTAAGATAAAACGCATAAGCGCCCTCGCGTTGTTTGTCGGTTGCGTAGTTGCCGTCTCTTGAATCGTCAATAATCTGGCCGCGCGCGTCTCTGATTGGTTTGTTTGAGTCCCAAAAAGACGGCGGCGGCGATATACTTGGCTTTGTGCGTCCTGTCGGCGGCTTTGATTCGTGTGCTCTTGCCCATGCTTGCCACTTGTGGTCTTGGAAAAAAAGATCGGACGGCTTTGAATAGTGCCGTCCGTAAACTATTCTCTTTAAGAGTTTCTCGATCGTGGCAAGTTCTGAGAAAGGTCGCCAATTCAATATCGAGAAATCGGGATTGAGCATGTTTATCCCGTGTTGTTTTCGACCATCACTGACGGGTTTATTGGTTCTAATGTTCCGCCGTTGACGGTTGCGATCCTCCCGATCATTTTGGCGATGTGTGACTCGAGCGTTATGACCCAATAGTCGGTCAATAATCCCATGTCGGCGTATTTCTTGGGTAAATAGCCGTATCCGTGATCGCCCCATGTTGTGTCCCACGAATTTTTGAACTTGTATGCGCCTGTCGTTGTTGATCCATCGGTTTCGTTGGTGATGACTAAGTCAGGAAGCCATGCACAATATTCGAGTGCGTGTCCGCCGACAATTGCCTCGCCTTTAACCGGATACGGGAACCAACCTGTCTTTTCTCCTTGGTCGTAGGACGCGTAAACCGGAACGCCTGCGATAAACGGCAGTCCTGCGACGCTGAATGCGCCAAGAGAATCGAGGAATATTTGATTGAGCGATTTGCCGGGTACGTCGATATTGTAGTAGCCAATCGCCTCGGTCAACTTGGCAGTCGCTTTAACTGCCGCTGTCGGTTCTTTGTTGAGGTTCTTTGCAGTGTTCGGCCACGAAGTCGTCGGAGGACAGCCGTATTTATTCGCTGCCATCGTCACGGCTTTCAATGTTGCGCCGCTGTCGCCATGTAACCCTAACAGATCCCGCGCCATTTTGTAGATGAACATCGCACTGACATCGGTGTATTTGCCTGCGAAGTTCTTTTTCTGCCAATACTCGAAGGCTGACTTGCACGCCATGCCTGTACATTCGCCGAATCCGTTTTGATTATAAACTGGCGTGTCGCCTGCGCTTATGTCGATCGGTTTCGTCGGATCAATTGTCGGCGCAAGCGATGGGAATATCTTGTTCCGCATATCAGGCTTGCTCGGGCCTATCCATCCAAACTTTCTTTCAACGGTCATCTTTTCCTCCGTATATTCGTACATACGCTCCGGGCGGCCACGTCACAGGCGTTACAGTATACTGCGAACTGTTGCATTTGCAGGTTTCGACCTTATCAGGTTGTTCGCTGACTCGAGACAATCGATCGGCCTGATTCTCGAGTCGTTCCGCGATGGTTTTTAACATCCTTCTCTCGCGGTCATCGGTGTGATTAGGCAACCATACCATGTCCTCAATCGTTCTTGCGAGTTGCCGGGCTGTTTGTTTAAGCGCCCATGCTTCGGTGTTTATCTCGTCCTCAAGACTCATTGTTATTAACTCCCGTCCGCCATTCCTCGGCAAACTTGGCGACACTGGATGACGGCTCTCGATTCCATTGCCTGTAGAGAAGCGAAATAACCAAACTGAAAGATCTATCCGCCTCCTCCTTGACTGCTGTGTTCCTTAATCGTGCGATCGCCATTCCGTACAGTTTATTGACTTCTCGCTCGAGTATGACTTCCTCAGTGTTATACGTCGATTTACCCATTACTCGCGCCTCGTTTCTTGTTCTCTGCTTGATGACGCTGTTGCACGTTCTAAAGTGCTATCTAATAAGGCCATAGCGGCTGTTATGCCTGTATTCATGTCCATGAACGGAGCGCCTGCGTCGTCCTCGACAGAGACGTATGCCAATCCTACAATATCCAATTCAATTTTCATATTTTCTCCAATAAAAAAAAGAGGGACTTTTATTGTCCCTCTTATGCCGTTATGTCGGCCGGTTCTATACGAACACGCTTCGCTGCGGTCATTGATGCGACTGCGGCGGTTGCGATTGCGTTCATCTTGGCAGTCATCACCGCGTCGAATTCGTTGAGTGCTGCTTCGCTGACCTGCTTTGCGCCTGCGGCTTTGCAGGCTTTATCGAATGCTGCTTCACTTATCATGTTGTTTTGTTGTCACCTCCTTTAACATTCGAGACTTGCTTGCGTCCATGACGTCTTATCGTTTGCCATGATGTCATCCGCACAACGCTGACAAATGCCGTTGTTCTGTTCTCTTGAGTTCAATGGGTGTTTGCATCGTCGGCAACACGGCGTATCATCGCTCATGGACAGCCCTCCGCAAAACTAATCCCGGTTATCTTGGCGAACTCAATGTATGCCATCAAGTCACGGCGTTGTTCGTGGAGTCGTAGGATCGTCGCTTTGCGTTTCTCGATCAATGCCTTCTTTGTTCGATACTCGATTTTATTCTCCCAATATACCGCGGCATGGTCAAGTCCGACGATTGTCGCCATATCCCGCGCTTTGTCGCTTGTGTACCTCGCTTTGTTGGTTTCGCCGTTCGTCTCGAGTGCGACGCCGACAAAAACCTTTGCCTCTTCAATCTCGAGGACTTCTTTGAGTCTCTCCGCCTCGTATGAGTCGTCGATCATGAGGTTCGTCTCGGCGAGAATCTTGTCAGCGGCTTCGGTCAAGCCATCACTCATCGCCTTTAAAATCTCGGTGGATGCGGTCATGCTTTCATCCATTGCTCAACTCCCTCCGCTGCCATTGCGACTCGAAGTTCCTTGCTCAATGTGATCCGAACCGTTGCGCCGCTGTTCTCTTTCGTAAACTCAAGATACGTGCCGATGAATATGTTGTCCTCATAGGTCATCGTGTAATTGCATTCCTTGAGCCAACCGA